GGGGTAAAGCTCAAGTCCGCAACCTTGCCGTCCGCGAAGCTCATTTACGACACTCGCACCGGTGCCGTCCAGGCTGCCCGCCTGGAAGGCTTTCTCCACAACAACGCAGTACCAACTTCCGCTCGTTCGAACTTAAAGAGCGAAGTGGCTGCCAAAGCGAGTGTTGCGCCACGCTGCATCACGCAATACCCGGAGGGTCTCTCGATTCAAACGGGCCGTTTAGGCCGTATGATAAAGGAGGTTCTGAAGGGTTGTGACTTTTACACGCCCGGCAAGCCGCCCACTGACATTTCGCTTGCAATCCGCTCGCTGTCAGAGTTCGCCTTGTGGAAGTGCGACCTCGATGAAGAGGCAAGCCGGGACGTAACTGGTCTCCACGACACGGACTACACCAAGATGGACGAAACAATCAGCGAGTACATTTATGGCTGGTTCACTACATTCGTCCTTGCGTTCGTGTCGGATGGCGATCGCGTGGAGGTCGAGCAAATCTTGGAGGCGAACGTTGACCTCAAGACTGTGCTCAAGACGACGATGATTAAGACAGGGCATAAGAACAACAGTGGCTCCGGCGTTACAACCGAGCTTAACACGTTCGTGTCCGCCTTCGTCGAGTACCTCTCCACCACATTCGCCATCGTCCGCCACATCACGCGGTCGGGTCAGAAGGATAGTCTGCCATTTGAAAAGTTTACTCGCACAGCGGTACGGAGGAACCTCGAGAGGTATCTCAAGTCATTGCCGCTAGAGTGGGTTTGCTCGCGGATTTACGAGTGTGATTACCGTGAAGTCGAAAAGTCCATCGCTGCAGGCAAGTCGCTTGCATCCATTCTTGACATCTTCACCATTGCGTACCGCACCATCGGACCAAAGTTCGGGGACGATGGCGTTGCGCCGCACTTACCGTACATCACCGATGAGAACTGGAGTGAGAGCTCCAACTACGTCACAAACATCATCGGGATGATCCTCAAAGTTACGTACACCAGCCTGGAGAGTGGCACTTTCTTTCTGGGCCGGCGGTACCCGGCGCCCACCAAGACATTGGCATCGTACGCAGACGTCATCAAGGCGATGGCTAAGCTGTCAATCGCTCGCAATAGCGATTTCGACAAGTATGTGCTAAAGCTGCGTGGGTACTGGACGACCGACTCGAAAACCCCAGGCATTGGGGAGTACCTTACCGCAGTTGCAAGAATTTACGGCGTTGAACTCACTATGTTCGATGGAATGACCGAAGTTGACGAGAACGGCACGGAGGTGTTGACCGAAGAGATGGCAGCACTCCTCACAAGCGACCGAGACATGTTTCATCGCGTCGTTAACGGCCCGTACGACGTCGAAGACTCCGACATTCCGATCCTCCTCGACAGCGTGTCGATTGAGCTAGGCTTTGGCTGTTCCTCGGACTGCCAAGAATGGCTCAAGGGTCTTTCCGAGTGCTCGACCTGGGAGGAGCTCGACCGGTGGTTGCTGCCGGGCGTGTCATTCGACCCCGACGCGGAGCCTGAGGGCACCCGTCGCGTGTCGGGCGCGTTCCATTACCTTCTGCGGCTAAAGGACGAAGCGGCATTTACCGATCGCTACGCGCAAGAACTCCGGGTGCTCAGCCACCTCGAGGAGCGCGAGTGCGAGATTGACGAACTGGTTTCCAGCGCAGAGCTGGCACTGGACTATCTCCTTCGCGAGCGGAAGGGGCTGGTCCAGCGGGCATATGCCGAGCAGGACACATATTCTGACCGGCGCCTCGTCAGCAGGACATCTCAGGAC